TTGCGACCGCGAACACGAAAGGGCTGGACTTGGCGCCCTCCTGGCTGACGCCGGCCGCGTTGCGGTTGTAGGCCGCCACTTGCAGCGTGTGCTGCCCGCGGTTGGTGACGGAGAGAAAGGGCGTCGTCTCGTAGAGCACCAGGCCGCTCACCGGCGAGGCGGCGCCGACCGCGGTCACCGGCTGCAACGAGCTCGCGACCGTGTCGACGAACGTGACGGCGGCCTCGACCTTGTCGGTCACCGGCGAGCAGAAGCGCACCTTGTGCGGCACGTTCTGGGTAATCGTTTGCGCCGTCGGCGCCGGCGTGTCGCACGGGTGTGTCTGGGCCTGCGCCGAGCTCGAGGCGAGCACGAGCAGCGCGGCGAGAACAAATCCAAGTCGAGTCATTGCGGTTCGCTGACCTTTCAAAAAAGCGGTTAGATGCCCAGGTCGTCCTGGTTGGCGGCCGCAGCGGCGCCGGCGTTTCGCACGTCGTCGGTCGCGGCGGTGAGCGCGGTCTGTGCGCCGGTTTCTTTCAGGGGCGTGGAGCTCGAGGCTTCTTCGAGCCACGAGGGCAACGTCGCGACGCCGTCGACGACGGGCGCGCGATACGTGAAGACATCGCCGGCGCGGCGGCGCTTCTCGTCGTAGTAGCCCAGGCGCGTGGCGCGCACGCGGATCGGCGTGGTCTTCGGTGCGGGCGCGGTCTTGTGTTGAATCGGGCGCTCGCGTTTGGTGATGCGGACTGCGGGTTGGCTCAACGTCGTGTCTCCTGTTCAGGGGGAATGCGCGTACGCAGGAAGAGGCGCGCGAGCTCCGGTGCTCGCGCGCCCCAGGGAAGGTGGTCCTACGAGATGGTCACTGCGTCGGCGTAGCTCTCGGGCTTCTCGATCGAGGCCATCGACGCCGGCGTCAGGTAGCTGTCGACGGTGAAGTCGACGGTGCCCGTGATGTCGAAGTAGATCCCGAAGTAGCGCGCGTTCGGCTTGCCCTTCGGGACGTTCACGAGGTGCGTCTTGCCGGCCGCCAAATCAGCGGTCGCGAGACGACGGATGGAGAGCACGGTCGGTGAGCTCAGGTCGGCATTCGCCGACTCGATCACCTGAATGTCGGCGCTGCCCGAATTGGTGCCGACGGCGGTGATGGACACCGCCACGACCATCGGCTCGCCGTCGCCAATGTGGCGCTTCGGCGTGGTGTTGCCCAGGTCGATCGTGTTCTCGCTCGCGGCGTCAGCGGTCACTTGCTGCGCCGAAGTCAACTGCAGGTTTGCGTCTACGAACATGTGGTTGTCGTTTCCTTCTGAAAAGCGTTTCGATGGACTGCGCGCAGAGCTCGCGCTCTGCGCGTGCAGTCAGGTGGCTGAGTGGGGCGTTACGCGACGGCCGTTTCCGTCTCGAGCAACGCGTCGCAAGTGCGGATGGGGATGCCGCGGAAAGAGGCGACGCGCTTGCCGCCGACGTTCTCGTAGGTGAGGCCGCCGCCGGTGCTCACGTCCTGACGCGCCTGGATGTCCAGGTACTCAGCGACGGTGCGGTTGCAGTAGAAGACCGGTGTGCCCACACCCATGTTCGGGATGCGGTGGACCGCCTTCGCCAGCATGTTGAAGAGACGCGTGGTCGCGGCCGCAGCCTGCGTGCCGCTCGACGCCACCAGGTCGGTGATGTCGATATTCGCGATTCTCACGGCGTACCGCCAATCGCGAACGGCGAGGCCCGCCTTCCACTGATACCTGTCGAGCAACGCCACCATGCGTGTGCCGCTCGAGGTCTGGATGATCTGCTCGCCCTTGTCCTCGTGGATCAGACCGGCCTGGCTCCCCTTGGGGAAAATGCCGTGGACGGTGTTCTCGCCCCAGACGATCAGCCACATCGAGCTCACGTCGCCCGTGGTGCCGGCGCCGCTGATGATGTTCTGACCGTTGCCGGCGCTCAGTGACGAGTAGCGCGCGGACAGGCCCGTGAACTCTTCCGGCGCCAACCCCTGGTTGCCGTAGAAGAGCGTCGACGCCATTTCCTGGTTCATCGCCTCGAGGAAGGCCTTGCCTTCGCTCAGGCGGAACGCGCCCTGGTTGCCGTTGAGCAGCGCCAGGTCCTTGTCGACCTCGGACCAGGCTTCGAGCATGCCGGCCTGTTCGTCGACCTGCGCGGTCGTGCTCTTCGAGGGCGTCACACCCTGATTGAGCAAGCGCCAGTAGACGGCAGGCAGGCCCGTGCGTACCGTCGTGCGGTGCCCCGTCGGGAGGTTGCCCTCGACGAAGCGCATGTCGGTCAGGATTTCGTTGGTCTGGCCCAGGAGCTCGACGATCGCGGCCACCTTGCCATTGGGATCGAGACGCTTCGCCCAATCGGCGAGCGTGAGTGCGGACGTGCTGAGAGTTGACATTTACGTGTGTCTCGTTTCGTGTGTTGCGTTGCGACCTCCGGCGCTCACGACTGCTTGCCGTAGAACAGTTCGACCATGTCGACGGGGGAAGATCCCTGCGGGGCGGATGTGAGAATCGGTCGGTCTTCACCCATGCCGCGCCCGACCTTGTCGAGCAGCCGCACGATGTGGAGCGAGTTGCCTAGCCCGCTCTTGTCCAGAAATTTCCGAAGGCCTGCGCCCTCGGGTGTGGTGGAGGGTGCGAGCGCGTCGAGGGCGCGGAGCACGTTGCGCTGCGTGTGCGCCAGGTTGGCGCCACCGAGCGTCGTGTCGGCCTCGAGCTCGCTGCGGAACTTCGTCGACTGGTCACGCAGGCTCTGCTCGTAGGCGACGAGCGCGGCCTCCGCTTCCGCTTGCGTCAACTGCTGCTCTTTCGCCATCGCGGCGACGTCGGCAACGTCTGACGCCTCGAGAATCGTTCCCTGCTGCAGCGTGAGCGTGTACTGCTCGGGCACCACGCGCGTCGGCTCTTGCGTCTGCTGCTGCGCCTGCTGCTGCGTGCCGTCACTCGTAGTGGTGGCGGATTGCTGCTGCGTGGTGGTCTGCTGCTGCGTCGACTGCTGCTGCTGACCGTCGGCCGTCGCCTGCGTGGTCGTCTGCGTTGTCGACTCGGTGGCCGCCTGCGCGGACGACGTGGTGGTCGTCTGCGTCGCTGCCTGGGGTGTTACTGCTGCTGCGGTCATTTCGTGTGCTGTCTCCTGGGCGCAAAAAAAACGGCCCGCCCCTCCGCTGCCGGCAGATGGGCGGGCCTGTGTGGGCGAGCTCGGGACATGACCCCCGCCTCGCCGACGTCCGACTGCGCGCGTGCGCTACGCGGCTTTCTTCATCGCTTTGCGTTGCTTGCGTGTGGACGCGACGTACTCGCGTCGTTCACGCCGGCGCTTCAAGGCTTCCGACCACATCTGGAAAAACAGATCCGGGTGCTGCTGACACCGCGCCAGGAGCTCGAGCCCCTCGCGCCGGCGGCCGAGCGCGGCATAGACCTCGGGCATCTCGCCGCGTATGTCCTGAAACACCCCGCACCGCTCGAGGCGCGCGAACACCCACGCGCGGCCCTGCTGCGTGGCAAGCTGCTCGCGATCGGCGCGCAACTGCTCGCGCGCGTCGAGCGCGGCGAGCTCGTCACCGAGCGCGAGCTCGGCCTCGTCGGCCGCGTTCTCCTGGTAGGCGGTGCCCTTCACCGCTTGAAGGCCTCGACCAGGTCGGGGTCTGACGTGAGCGTCGCGACGGCGCGGCCGCCCGCGTGCTCCATGCGCCACCGGAAGTGGATCGCTTTGTCCTCGTCCATCGGCGCGACCATGAAGCGACCGAGTGCCGGCGCGTCGAGGGCCAGCCGGCGTCGCGGCCCGCCCGTACACCACTGCTCGAGAATCACGAGGCCGGCGAACCGGCCCGTGACACTGAACGCGAGCTCGTCGCCGACGCGCGCGCTGATCTCGTGCCCGACGCCGTCCGAGTCGAACGTGTCGGTGATGGTGGTGAGGCGTGGCACTACTCGAAGCGCCCCGTCACGACGTTGAAGATGGCGTAGACCACCGTCACGGTGGCGCTGTTATTCGCGTGCCCCGCGGTGTAGGCACCAGCCCCGTAGTCGTCGCGCAGCTTGACCCCGGAGCCGAGCGCGCCATCCACGAGCACGGCGATCGACGACGTCAAGAGGTCGAGGACGCTGCCGGCGCCGTTGCCCCCTGGCGCCCCGCCGACCCACGCAAACCCCGCGCTCGTCGCGCCCAGGCAACTGGCGACCGGCACGAGCGAGCTCGCGCCCTGGCCGCCATTGCTGTAGTTGAGGCCCCAGGTGGCGCCGGTCACGTTGGTGTAGGCACCGCCGCTGGGATCGATCGCGACGCCCATGCCGAGCGGGACGACGACGCGCGTCGGTCCTGCGGCCGCGACCACCTCGAGTGCCGCTCCCGGCAACGCTTTGATCTCGTCGTTGGTGAGAACGCGTGTCACCTGATAGAACGGCACGACCGCGCGGCCGGCGCTCGACGTCGGCGTGCGCTGCACGTCGAGCGTGGTGACGACGGTGCCGCTGGTGTACGCGCTGCACCGCAGACGGAAGCGCGCCTGGCCGGCGTTGCCCCGTGGTTCCACCGCGAGCGAGCTCGACGCCGCCGCGCTCAGGGTCACCACGGTCACCCAGGTGCCCTGCACGAACTCCTCAAGGACCACCGTCGCGACGAACGTGCCGCTCAGGCTGTAGCCGAGCGTGTCGCCGCGCTTGGCCGCGAGCTCAGGTCCGTTGCCGACGGCGGTGAATGACTTAGTGGATGAACTCATCGATCGTTATTTCCTTGCGTGTGAGCGGTGACGGCAGCGAGCCGACCCAGAGCGCGCAATCCGTCATGCGACCTCGGGGTAGTCCTGCTCCTGCTGCGCCATCGCGGCATCGAGCGCGGTGCGGCCGTTGCGAAGCGGCGTGTTCGCCATCGCCTGCATCGCCTGGCCGCTGGTCTTGGCTGTCTCGGCTTGCTGCGCCGCGGCCGCCGCCTGGCTCTCGGCCTCGCGGAGCTCGTCGGCCTCGTCGTCGGGACGAATGACGCGCGGTGGGACGCCGAGCATCTGCCCGTACTCGTCCATCGCCTCCATGGCGTTGACCTTGTGCCTGACGTCGGGGAAGACTTCGGCGAGCGCGACGGCCGACTGCATGAAGCGGTCGAGGCCGGCGACGCCGGTCAGCTTCTGCGCCTGCGCCATCACGGAGAGGTATTCGACGCGGAGCTCGGTGCCCTCGAGCTCGGGCGGCGCTTTCGGAATCAGGCCGGCATCGAGCATCGACGCGAACGTGCGGTCGATGAGCGGATCGAGGAGCTCGTCGTTCAATCGCTCGAGCACGGGGCCGAGCGCGAGCAGCTTCTCCTCGTGGCGCTCTTCAATCTCGCGCGCGGTCTTCTGCGGCGTGTCGAGCGCGTCGGCCTGCTGGAGCATCAAAAACAAATCGGCATAGAACGCGCGGTCGATCCGGTAGCGCGTCTCGGCCATGTCGGCCGACAAGTACTCGAGGCCTTCCATCCGCACTTCATGCACGGGGCTCAGGCCCTTGCCGCTCGGATCGTCGACGTAGGTGACACCGCCAGGGAGCAGCGACACCTTGGTCTGCATGATCGTGGGCGGCGCCTTCAGCGGGGGATTGATGGCCTTTTCGATCGCCTGGCCCTTGCGCCGCTGCATCATCTGCAACTGGCGCACGTCACCGAGCGCGATGATGCCTGGCGAGCTCGTGCCGTAGGTGTCCTCGCCCGTGACGTCCCACCGCGGCGAGAAGATGGGGAAGTAGCGGTAGCCGCCTTCCTTCAGGTAGCGCGCTTTGCCGCCGCCGCGTGCGTAGCTCTCGTCGGCGCGGCCCATCTCGAAGTAGCACGAGTGCCACGGCATGCGCGCGGCCGCGGTCAGCCCCTGGTCGTCGGGCGCGTAGTTGGGACTGACGAACCACAGCACGTCGACGGGCGTCTCGTACTCGCTGCGGTCCCAATGGTCCTTGACCACATCAGAGAGGCGCGACCAGTCAATGTCGCGCGTGCCCTCGACGACCCCGAAGGTCGTCACCACCTGGGCGACCGTCAGGCGGTACTCGCGTGCGAACGTCGTCACGCGCAGCCGCGCGTCGAGGCCCAGGACGTAGCTGCCGACGGGATAGGAGTAGCCACGCATCAGCGTGTCGTCGTCCTCGAGCCAGCCCATCGCGGCGGTGCCGAACACGCCCAGGTCGGCGTAGAGCGTGGGCAGTACCTGATAGAGGTTGCTCTTGAGGAAGACCGTCTGCATGCGCGAGGTCACCAGGTGCAGCCACTCTTTGACTGACTGGAACTCGGCGAGGTCAGGGTCCGGTGTGCTGAGCTTGAACCAGGGACGCGCGGGCGAGGTGAGCCCCGCGTGCAGCCCGTGCTGCAGCGTGCGCGCCGCGAACGTCGGCTGGCTGTCGATGATGGACTGCGAGCGGCGCTCGCCGCGGTTCTTGTCGGAGAGCGTGAAGCGCGAGCGGCGCGGCAGGATGAACTCGGCGAGCTCGTTCCAATGCGCGTCGAAGCTGCTCCGCTCGGTCTTGAGCGTCGAGTAGATCGCCTCTTTGCGTTGCCGCGGGGTCAGGCCGGAGGCGTGGCCGGCCAGGCCGATGGCGGTCCCGATTGCCACTTAGTACGCGCCGGCGCGCACACGCGCGGCCGCCTGCATCGCCGACTGCATCGCCATCGATCGCGACTGGTTGCTGGTGACGGGCGCGTGCGCCTTGAGGCCTTCCCGCCGGAGGCCTTCCATCAGCTTCGGGTTGTCGATCAACTGCTGGCGCTTGCCGCCGCGCGCGACCCAATCGGCCATCACCTGGTCGTCGCTGTACGTGCCTGGCTGCGAGGCCTCGCCGGGATTGCGAATGCCAGGCGTGATGCCGCCGGGGTTCGCGATCGGGCGGCCGTTGGCGTCATACACGATGCCGGCGCCAGGTTTGCGGGACGGTCCCTGCGGGTTGGGCGACGGGAACAAGACGGGATACGCGGGCATTACAGGTGGAGCTCCTGACGGACGAGGGCGATGAACATCTGCCGGCGCTCGCGCGTCAGGGGGAGGCGCGTGGGGAGGGAGAGCGGCGAGCAGTACGAGACGAACCAGGCGATCGCGGCCATCATGCGAGGCGTGCCAGGGCGTCGATGAAGCGATTGAGCTCGAGCACCTGGCGCTGCTCCTGCAGCCGCAGGTTCTCGATGGCGGTGTCGGCCGCGCGCGTCTCGCTCGCGAGCTCGTGGCTCACGGTGACGGCGACGGCCAGGTCGCGACGCGTGCGCGCGATCGCGCCCACCAGGTCCTCGACCTTCGTGCGGCTGTAGACCAGGCGCAGCCCCTGCCCGGGTTCAGGCGGCGTGGGCTGATACGAGAGCGAGGAGAGCGCGGCCGATTCGGCGTCGGACAGTGCGGTGGTGCTCACCAATCAACCTGCGGCGCTTCTCGCTCAAGACGCGCGGCGATCGCGGCCACCTTCCCCTGATGCGCCGACGACCGCCGCAACTGAGCACGCTCGCGTCTCTCGAGGAGGCGAGCGCGTTTGCCGCGGACCTTCGGGATCGCGCGGCGCAATGTCAGCGCGATGGGCTCGAGGTGGACTCGACGTTCGCCGTCGACCTCGCGCACCATCGGCACGCGCCGCAGGTTGGACACGACATACGCGCGCCCATCCTCCGCGGTCAGCGTGGTGCCATTGCCGATCGAGACTGCTGCGGGGTCACCTGCGGGGTTGACGACTCCAACGACCGGCTCGGGCACGATCGATCTGTCGGCCCGCGCCACTGGTGGCAGGAGCGCAGATATAGCCCCTCAGGCGACGCGACGACGGAGGCGGCGGCGCTCGAGCGCGCGTTCCATCTCGGCGCGAATCACCGCCTCGGGCCGGCCGCGCCACTCGCGTTCGTGCGCTTCGGCCAGGGCGATGCGCCGCTCGAAGACGCCAGGCGGGAGCTCGGGCGCATCGAGCTCCTCGAGCTCGCGCGGGCGGAAGGTCACCGGCGGTCGGACGGTGTCTCGGTTTCTCAGCATCACAGGTGCGTCACGGATAACGGGCTTGACTTCTCACGCCGGCGGGCGTAGCGGATCGAACTCGGTGTCAGCCTGGGCCTGCTGCCGGTGTCGCAGGCCCTCGACGAGCTCGCGCGGCATATCGGGCAGGGCACACGTCGCCGCGAGCGCGTCGCCCAGGTCAGGGCTGCGCCCCAGGCGCTTTTTGATCTGGTCCTTTTCCTCGAGGAGCAGCGTGCCGTTCTGGAAGGTGTAGGTCGGCGTCGTGAGCTCGGCGACCAGGTCGCCGTCGACGTTGAGCGGCAACTGCCAATCGCGCTTGATACCGGCGGCCATGTCCCACCACATTTCCGCGCGTTTGTTCTTGAACTTCAGGCTGATTGGCTTGCCGCCGAACGCGACCGGCAACACCATCACCCCCGA